ACATTCCAAGGAAAGTTAAATCGACTTACCATCGCCTTCGATGAAGGCAAGGAAACAGTCGGAGCCTTTATCCTTGATGCGATTACTCCAATGGTAGAACTCATTGTTAAGAATGTAATTCCAGCAATCCAGGACTTTACTTCTAATCTAAGCGAGAAGCTTCAGCCAGTCATGAAGGTTATTCGCCCAATCATTGATGGGCTTAAATCAGCATTTAATTCAGTTAGCACAGCTCTAAGAGATAACAATGAGGAACTTCAACCTTTCTATAACTTTATGAAGTCTATCTATAACTTTGCTAAGGATTATCTAGCGCCTGTAATTGGCGAGACTCTTGGCCTAGCCTTCAAGGCTCTAGGTAAGATTATCGCTGGAATTATTGACACCTTTGCAGACTTTATTAACCAGATTAGCAAGATTAAGAATCTCATTGACGGCATCGCTTCTGCCGGTTCAGCAGTAAAGAACTTCGTAACTGGTGCTTCTTTTGATACCGGGGCTACATCTCCAGCAACTCCAATGACCCCTAGCGCACCTTTGCAGACTCCTTCACTTCCACGCTATATCGCAGCAAGCGCCGGAACTACCAATATTACAGTTAACGGGGCAATCGATAGCGAATCAACTGCTCGCCAGATCGTAACTATTCTTAATGACTCCTCAGCTCGAGGAACCCTAGGCGGGGGCTTAATCTACGCATGACCGCCTGGACTCCCACCTATAAGATTCTGGTAGATGGCACCGAGGTAACAGATGTTACCGTTGCCAACCTAACAGTAACTTCTGGGCGTACTGATATCAATCAGCAGCCAGTTGCAGGATATTGCCAGTTGCAATTGATTAACTTTAATAACAGTTCTTATGATTTTACAGTAGGAACTAGCCTGACAGTTGAAGTAACCAATTCAGTCGGAACTTATGTGCCTATCTTTGGTGGGCTTATCTCAGACTTTACTGTTGCCGTTAATAGAGCCGGAGACCTTGGCTATACAACCACAGCAACTATTACGGCACTTGGGGCGTTATCTAAACTTCCTAAAATTATTGATAACGGAGTTCTATCGCAAGACCAAGATGGAGACCAAATTTATACACTTCTTTCAGGCTATCTCTTAGGCCAATGGAATGAAGTGCCAGCAGCTGAGACTTGGGCTAATTACAACCCAACCGAGACTTGGGCTAATGCAGTAAACATCGGCTTAGGCGAAATAGACCGCCCGGGCGATTACACCCTTATCTCACGATCATCAAGCAAGACAGACCTTTACTCTCTTTGCACAGATATTGCTAACTCAGCCTTTGGCGTTCTCTATGAGGATGCTAACGGCAATATCGGTTATGCAGACCAGACTCATCGCCAGGATTACCTAGCGGCTAACGGGTACACCACCTTGGATGCTAACCATGCCAACGGCCTTGGCCTAGCTGCGACCACTCGCGCTGGAGACCTTAGAAACTACTTCAACATAATTTACAATAACAATGGCAACCAGTCCTATGTGGCTCAAGATTTAACCAGCCAATCTCTTTATGGCACTTATGCAGAATCTTATACTTCTCGCATTAAGCACACCGCAGATGCAGAAGCGTTGGCAGATCGTTACATTGAATTAAGAGCTAATCCTTCTGCTAAATTTCAGAGCATTACCTTTACCCTTGGAAACCCTGAAATTGACGATGCTGATAGAGATGCTCTTATTAACATATTTCTAGGCCAGCCAGTCTGGATTCAGAATCTACCGCCTAACATCTCTTTGGGCTCTTTCCAGGGTTATATCGAGGGCTGGACATTTCGGGCAAGCCTTAACAACCTAAGCGTGACTTTCAACGCTTCTCCAATAAACTTCTCCCAAGTTGCGGTAAAATGGGAGCAGGTAAATGCAGCAGAGACTTGGAACACTCTAAGTCCAACCCTTACATGGATTAACGCGATAGGAGTCGTAGCCTAATGGCAACAACCACAACCAACTTTGGCTGGGATATTCCTCAGTCAACCGATCTAGTAAAGGATGGCGCAACCGCTATCGCTGCACTAGGCCAAGATATTGACACAGCTATGGTCGACCTTAAGGGCGGCACTACAGGCCAGGTATTAGCCAAAGCATCTGGAACAGACCTCGATTTCTCATGGGTCGCTCAAGATGATTCAAACGCTATTCAGAACGCTATTGTCGATGCTAAGGGTGATCTTATTGCTGCAACAGCAGCTGATACTCCAGCCCGCCTAGCCGTAGGAACTAATGGTCATGTGCTCACAGCTGATTCAGCAGAAGCGACTGGCATAAAGTGGGCTGCGGTTCCTGCTTCTGATTCATACACTTCACTAGCAACTGGATCACTAAGCGGTGCAAGCACCACAATCAGTTCAATCTCAAGCGCCTATAGAAAATTAGTTTTAGTAGTTACAAGTTTCCAAGGCAGCATTCAGGACAATCTTACCCTGCAAGCAAACGGCAACACCGGGTCTAACTACACTTACACCCAAATCCAATCGGGCACTACAACTATTTCCTCGTCAAATACCGCTTCATCATTTATTATGTCAGTTCCTTTATGCGAAACCTCGTCAAATAGCAGCACAATGATTATTCAAATCGAGGATTATGCAGCAGCAAAGCAACACGGATTTATTGCTAACGGCGCAGGACTTTATAGCGGAACTAAGGCAGGTTCTTGGTCTGTTGGTATGTTTGACAGCGCAGCAGCAATAAGTTCATTAACGCTCAAGCCTTTGACCGGTACATTTAGCGCCGGAAACTATGTCCTATATGGAGTGAAATAATGCCAAAGCCAACAATCAGAATCCATAACGCAGAGACTAACGAAGTCATTGATCGTGAGATGACCAACGAGGAATTCGCTGCGCATAAAGCATTCGAGGCAGAACTAATTGCCGAGAGAGAAGCTCTAGCAGCAAAGGAAGCCCAAAAGGCAGACCTATTGAACCGTCTAGGGATTACAGCTGAGGAAGCTGCTCTACTACTGGCATGACCCCAAAGTTATGCAAAGCCGGACAACAGTTAAGGCTTCAAGTTGACGATTCTTACTTATCAAGGGATAAGTCCAGCGATGGGTGGCTTGGCGATTACCGTCATTCAACGCGTGCTTCTGACCACAATCCTGATAAACAAGGCATCGTCAGAGCCATTGATATTGACCGGGATTTATCTGGTAAAGCAAAGCCCGACCTCATGCCTGACCTTGCAGATCAGATACGACTCTGCGCAAAGTCTGACAAGAGAATTAGTTACATCATATTCAACGGCAAAATTGCTTCCCCTCGCATGGGGTGGCGCTGGCGCAAGTATTCTGGAATCAATCCGCATACTAAGCATTGCCATATCTCTTTCACTCCAAAGGGCGATACAGATGGCTCGTTCTTTAATATCCCAATGATAGGCGGAACTGCATGAACATGAAAAATCCAGCAATCCTTACAGCAGGAGCATTTTTAGCTGCATGGGGAGCATCTAACTTTGCACTTGATTATCGTTCAGTTCTCTGGGCGGTTCTAGCAGGCGTGTTCGGATACGCAACTCCTAAAAAATAATGAGCGCGGTAGATTACTCGGCTATTGCCGTTGGAATTGTTACTGTCCTTGGCGGCACAGCTGCGTTTCTACAGTTTCTAGTTAAGCATTACTTAAATGAACTTAAGCCCAATGGTGGCTCAAGCATTAAGGATCAGGTTAATCGACTGGAAACGCGTGTCGATACCATAATCGAGATGTTAGGTAAGTAACACTTATCTCATGGCAAGAACCAAAAAGGTCATAGACCTTGATGCGTATTCAGCTCTAGACCAATACTGTATTGCTCTGCATGTTTATTACACAAGCCTTCGCAAGGCTGGATTCTCTACGGACATGGCGTTCTGGCTTCTGCTAGATCGTGAGTCTTACCCTGACTGGATTCTGCCTGCTAAACCCATCGAGAAAATCTCGGGCAATGACTATGAGGATGATGACGAGGACTAATGACAGTCAAAAGAATTGCTTGGATTTCAGATATTCAAGCCCCGTTCTTTCATGAAGCAGCAGTCAAAAATCTAGGCAAGTTCTTAAAGGTCTACAAGCCTCACCAAACCATCTGTATCGGTGATGAAATTGACTTGCCTCAGCTTGGTGGCTTTGCGCAACCTTGGCAAGAGGTAGAAGGCAACATCGATGAAGATCGTAAACTTACTTTAGAGATTCTCGAATATCTTGGGGTTACCGATGTAGTCGGCTCTAACCATGGCGCTCGAGTTTACAAGTCTCTATCTCGCAGACTCCCAGCATTTATGAATCTTCCAGAGCTGCGTTACGATAAATTCATGGGTTATGACAAAGCCGGGATTAAGTACCATCCCAATGGCTTCGACTTTGCTCCAGGCTGGCATACCTGCCATGGAGATGCCTTCCCGCTATCCAACAAGCCCGGTCAAACCGCCTTAAACGGCGCAATGCGGATGGGTAAATCAATCGTCTCAGGCCACACGCACAGACTGGGGCTATCTGCTCATTCTGAGGCCTCTGGTGGCCGGTACGGGCGCATTGTATGGGGAGTCGAGGTTGGCAACCTAGTAGACCTCTCAAGCCCCGGAATGGGCTATACCAAGGGTTATGCCAACTGGCAGATGGGATTCGTAGTCGGCACTTTACACGGCAGACGATTCACCCCAGAACTTATCCCTATCGATCATAAGGATGGCTCATTTATCTATCAAGGCAAGCGTTATGGATGATTTATATGTCGACATTAAACGCACAATAGATGACCAAGTAGACACTACAGAATTGTTACCGTTTCGTTATCTAAATCTAATCGACCAAGAGCTGCCACTAGGGTAACTTTCTCTTAGTGCCGAAGTACGGCGCGAAGGGAGCAAGATGATTACTAACCACGATCATATAGTTTTACTATCGATGCTAATTGGTTCACTTCCGGGATTTCTTATTGGATATGCCAAAGGCCATGAACACGGCAAGATTCAAGGGAAGATAAATGCCCGCCGTTTAATCAAGGCTCAGACCCAGCATCAGGTTAATCGATGAACGCCCGTGATTACCTCAACGAGGCCAGAGCTACTATTCAAGACCGTGGAGCTGATTACGGTCACCCAAGTGACAATATGCAGAGAACCGCATCCTTATGGAGTGCATACCTTGAAATGCCAGTCAACGATTACCAAGTCGCAATGTGTATGGCATTGGTCAAAATCGCAAGGTCGATGGAAACGGCAAAGACTGATACCTATGTAGACCTAGTTGCATATACCAGCCTGGCTGCTCAATTACACACCGAGGAGAATGAACTATATGTTTAATTTAGAAGATTACGAAACAGTCGAAGAACGCCTAGTTAAGTTTTGGAAGGATCACCCAGATGGTCGTATTTTTACGGAGTTGCTTGATTCGGATAATGGCCGGTTTATTGTTTCAGCTGCTATCTATAGAACTGAAGTTGATCAACACCCTTGGTGTACTGGGCTCGCGGAAGAAACGATATCGGGGCGTGGAGTCAATGCTACTTCTGCTTTGGAAAACGCAGAAACGTCTGCAATTGGCCGCGCACTTGCGGGAGCAGGTTATGCGACTAAAGGCAAGAGACCAAGCCGCGAAGAGATGACCAAGGTTAAAGCCATAACAGAAGTAAAGGCTAACATCGAGCAAGTAAAGGCAAAGATGGCTGAGACATCGAAGGAGTATGTCCCGGTACAACAGAAAGAGGATCCATGGACAATGCAAGTTATGGCACCAGTTCAGACCTTGGAGACGGCCGTAGAGATGGTGAAGGATGTCCTTGGTGGCACTCCAGTAGACGAGAGCTGTATTCATGGTGCGCGTGTCTGGAAGACAGGAATTTCTAAGGCCGGAAAGCCTTGGGGACATTGGAAGTGCATGGCTCAGATTCTAGGAGATGCAGAGCGTTGCGAGCCCATCTGGTACGAGATTGATAAAGAGACCGGACAATGGAAGCCACAGGTTAAACGCTAATGGGATACATACAGTTTCTTAATCAAGATGGAGAATGGGAAGAATTCCCTAATGAAGAGCAGAGAGCCAATTTAAGGGCTAATGCTGAACTGCTTGAGGAACTGGGTTACAAGCTGATATGCCAGTTATGTAATAAGTTCCCAACTAGATCACAGATAAAGAATCGATATCTATTGCATGAGTGGACTTGTGAAGATTGCCATACCGTCAATTCGGCAGGCAAGGCATGAGTCACACATACAACTTCAATGCCGGTTCATTTGGTTGGACTAATTGCGATCTATGCGACAACGATGTTATGTGTAACGAATACACCCGTGATGACGGGCTAGTTCAATGGTTGTGTAAGAAGTGCGAAGATAAACTGCACCTATGACACGACACAGGAAAGACCGAGGCTTTCGTACTGAGCGAGTGGTTGCAGCCTACCTATCGCAATGGTGGAGAAGCGCAAGCATCGGCCGAGGGGCTGGTAAGGATATACACAATGTCCCGTTCGACATCGAGGTAAAGGCGAGAGCCGACTTCAAGCCCCAAGAGTGGTTGCGTCAAGTTATCAAGAGGTCAGACCGCAAAGAGCTGTCGGCCGTGGTGGTTCGCTGTAATGGAATGGGCGAGGATGCTGCTCAGTATCTTGCATTTATGCGATTTGATGACTTGGTGCAATTACTTCTAAGAGCCGGTTACGGCGATATACAGAAAGATTCGGTAGAATTAGTCCCTGAGAGATGCGCTAAATGCGGATCGTGGAAGTTAGAGGAAGTCCCATGCCGGACATGTCAAAAGGTGCCAAAAGGTAACCATGCCAATATATGAATTCGAATGTACCAACGAAGAGTGCGAGGCTAACTTGCGCTACGAGAAGGAGTTATCGATCCATGAACCACATGACCCAAAATGCCAGTTCTGTCACAGCTCGATGCAGAAGATTTACAGCGTTCCTAATATCCAGTTTAAGGGAGAAGGCTTCTACTCTACAGATAAGTAATTATCAACAACCTGTGGATAACTTTGTACAAAACATCATTACACGCTCAAGACACGCCCATGTTATACACATGCTTGACAGGGTCGGTACACTCTTGGCTAGAGCCCTCAGGGGCTCAGAGCGGGCGCTTAAGCGGATAGCCCGCTCGGTAGCAATCGTTATTGGGATATCTCTATGCGTACCTATGAGTCACGCTACAAGTGGCTCAATAGAAGCAATACATCCAAAGGATTATGTACGATTAGCATTACCTAAGAAAGAAGCTAAATGCTTATCCAGGCTTATAGGTAAAGAAAGTGCTTGGGATCATAAAGCAGTAGGTAATTTATCAAGCCCTACTAAGAGCTATGTATATGGATTACTACAGCTGAAGAACCCTATCGTTAAGGACAAGAGCCCTATTGAACAGATACACTTTGGGCTTAAGTACATCGATCATAGATATCAAGGCAATGCGTGTAACGCATGGAAGCATTGGAAGGATAAGGGATGGCATTAATTAAGAAGCTTGTCTGTTACCTATTCAAGCATCAATGGTTATACATTCCTTATGACAATATTTATTACGCATTATGCGATAGATGTAACAAGAGTGTCTATCTTCATGAGTAGTCTCAAAGGTACTGGGTCAAGTAACAAGTGGCGCAAGATACGGGAACAGATTATCAGAAGAGATGGATGTTGCCAGATGTGCGGGTCAGATGAACGCCTAAGCGTTGACCACATCGTACCCCGTACCCTCGGCGGAAACGATAACCCTAATAACTTGCAAGTATTGTGTTCATCATGCAATAGCAGCAAGGGGGGTAGGTTTTTTGATAGGGGAAGGACACCCCCGACCCTTCCTGTTTCTTTTTACCCCGAAAACGCCTCAACAAGTCATTATCGGCTTGAATCGGATGAGAACTAGTCATGACGGCTGAAATCGTCTCTATCGGGCTGCAAACGGCTGAGGT